ACAATCGTGGTCTTGGTGCTGTCGTCGAGCTTCATGAATCCGGCTGCGAGTTCCGTGACTTTGTCGATGGCCGCGGTCACGTACGGCAGGAGCACGGTGCCCAGCGAGGCGCCCGCCTGCTTCAGGTTGTCGAGCGCAGTGCTGAACTTGCCGGCAGCTGTCTGGCTAAGCCGCTCCATCGCACCGTGTGCGAATCCGCCCTCCTCGGCAAAGCCGCGCAGGGTGGCGTTGAACTGCTCGACGGTTACGGCTCCCGCTCCCAGCTGCGACGGCAGCAGGCCGGTGGCCTCGCTCAGCGCAGTGAAGATCGGGATGCCGCGCTCGGCAAGCTGGTTCAGGTTCTCCAACTCCACCTTGCCCTTGGCTTGCACCTTAGCGAAGATGGCCGTAATGTCCTCGATGCTCTCTCCGGAGGTGGCTGCGATGTCGCCAAGGAATCCCAGCTGCTCATTCACCTGGCTGATGTCGGTACCAGCCGCCAAGAGCTGGCGAGCGGCTCCTGAAATCTCCTCGATTTGGAACGGTGTGGCCGCGGCGAACTGGTTGAGCTGGTCCACCATGGCGCCCGCCTGCTCAGCTCCGCCGGTCAGCGAAATGAACTGCGTCTCCATGGTCTCGAGGTCGGCGGCGGCTTTCACGGCCGCAGCGCCGAGGCCCACGATAGGCAGCGTCACGCCCATGGTCATGGATTTGCCCATGTCCATGATGTTGTCCGACGTCTGCCGGATCTGCCGCTGAATTTTGCCGAGCTCCTTGTTGAAGTCGCGGGTGTCCGCACCTACGCGAACTATCAGGTCGCCGAGTTTAGCCATTACTACTCTTCGCTATTTGCCGCAAGATAGCCAAGCCATCCGCAGCGGGTTTCCGCTTTGCCTCCCAGGGGAACTCGGCGATGTCCTCGGGCTTGAGGCGCTTCTTGGTGTGTGGGTTCAACAGCAGGCACGCCAGCCACCGGGTGCGCTCCCACTCGCGCTGATCGCGCTCTTTCTCGAGCTCGAAGAAGCCGGTCACCGCGTTGTTGAATTCCGCGAAGGTGAGGCCGTAAAGCACAGACGGGGTCAGGCCCAGCTGGCCCAACCCCGTCGCTTCAAGTTCGTCCCAGTTCAGGGCTTTGCCTTTCCCGCGCTTTTTTTTTGGTCCCCTCCGAGCAAGGCCGCGACGGCCTGCGTGAGTGTCTCAAGGTCGGCGATGGTGCAAAGCTCGAGGAAGTCGTCCGCAGTCAAGTCCCATGTATGGCCGTTCGCTTTGGCTCCTGCCTCGGCGAAGTAGTAGGCCAACTCCGGGATGCGCGTGACATCCGTCTGGTCGATGTTAGCCACCTTCACGCCGGTGTTCTGCTCGAACTTGCGCCACGCCCCGAGGGATGCGCGCAGGGTGAAGGTGCGGCCGCTTAGTTCAACCAGCATCAGACGATGGTCTCGCGTACGACAGCGCCGGTGAGGTCCATGGTCAACGACCAGGTGACGTTATCCTCGAAGCCAGCCGTCTGCTCGATGCTGGTGATGTAGCCAGCGACGTCGAATTCCTCGTCGCCTGCGTTCGGTAAGCTGCCGCTGCCGACGTTGGAGAACACCGCGAAGACCTTGGTGCCTGCGATTTGGTAGTCCACCAAAGCGTTGAAGCTGTTGGTTGCGTCCTCAGCGAAGATGCCGCTAACGTTGATGCTGGCCGACTTCAGGGCCGGGAGGATTTCGCGCCATCCGGCGGACGTCTTGGTAGTGATGTCGCGCACGTCGGTGGACATGGAGATGCTGCACTCGGTCACTGCGCCGACCACCGTGTGGGTGCCGTCGGTCGTGCCGGTGAAGAAGCGAATGCTCGAGGCATTCAGGTAGCCAGTGGTCTGTGCCATCAGTCGGGAGTATTTTCGGGTTGGAGTTCAGGTGCGGGTTGATCAGTGAGCTCAGGCTGCGGCGCGGGTGCTTTCTTGGCCTTGGCCGCTTTCTTGTAGGCCTCGTCGTCCGGGTGGGCGTCGCAGTACTCGCCAGCGACGAGGATGCGGTAGAACTTCATCGATACCTCGACGGTCTTGCCCGTTTCCCACTCGTAGCCGTAGAGCTTCAGGGGCTTCTTGAGAGTCACAATCATGGCCCGAATGTACGGAGTTTGCCTTACTTGGATTTCCGCTGCGTGATAAGCCACTGTCCGCCGATGCAGTGCACGGTGATGCCGTCGTAGTCGCGGTCCATGGTTGCCGATGCGCTGCCGTCGATGGTGACGCCCGTGTCGGTAGCGGCAGGGCTTAGGGTCAGCGTGCGCTGGTTGGACAGGTGGTTACCGGTCTTTAAGCGAATCTCTCGGCCCTCGTTGCCGCTCACGGCTGGCAGGTAGAGTGTCGCCGCCGCGTTGCCGCTGGCGCTGGCGTAGTTGGCAAACAGCAGGTGATCATCGGAATTCACCGTGAAGGTCGCGCCGTTGGTCAGCGCCAAGGTACGCGGCTCGTCGTATACCGCACCGCGGATGTACAGGTCGGGCCGGATGGCGGAGGTGGTCGGCAGGGTGTAGTTGCTACGGTCAATGCGCACCTCGTAGTCGCTCATCACTCTGTAGAGGCGCTGCGGTTCCTCGAAGTCCATCACCTCGGTGATGTATTGTATGCTTTGAACGTTGACGCCCGAGTAGGTGCCGCTCCGCCGGTCGAGGCAGGTGCGCACCGCATCCGACAGGTCGATGGCTGCGGTGTAGCTCAGGGCGTAGCAGTTCACCTCCACGCTCGCCGTGTCGAGCGCAGACGGTGCCGCCTGCACGTCGCTCGGATCGTTGCTGCGGATGCTGTAGACGACGTAGGGTTTGGTTTGTTCCTGGTCAGCAATCTCCGGGAAGACGCGCGTGCCCACGATGGCGCTGATGGGGCCGTCGTTGGTGAGCAGGTAGTAGATGGCTTTGCCGGCAATCATCGCATGTACTTTTCAAACTCGTGTTTTAATTCCTGCTGCAGCTTCACTCGCATCTGCGCCTGCGTCGCTTCCATCGCACGACGGATGACCTTGTAGTTGGGGTGGCTTGCCGACTTGCCGCCGAACTCCTCCGGGAAATCTCCCTCCTCCACGATGTGGGCGAACCAGCCGTCGGAGGTAGCTGGCACCTTGCGCTTCATCGGGTAGTTTACCCGCGGGCCTGCCAGCACCGTCGGGAACTTGTTGTCCGGTGACCATGTGCCCATCGAGTCGCGCAGCTGGCCGCGGTAGACGAGCAGGGCGTCCTTGTTCGGCCGCACCACGATGTCGCGCTTGTACGGCTTTATCATGCCCTTGGCCTTGCGCACGAATATCTGCGCCACCTTGCGGTACCGTCGGCGCACGTCTTTCTCGTTGATAGCGCCGAACTGTGCCGCGCGCTCCAACTTCTTCATGATGTCCTGCTCAACCTTCCAATAGATCATTCCCGTATGGTGCAAGTGAGGCGCAGGCCCTCGTTCCTTCCTATCTCTTGGATGGCCTCGATGTTGTAGGCTTTCGAGTTGTAGGTCACCCGGTCCTTCGGGGTCACCGCCGCCACCGTCGTAGAGTAGCGGATGATGAAGTGCACCGGCTGCTTGCTCATGAGCTGCAGGCTCTGTATCGCCTCGTTGCCGGAACCTTCGCGGAAGATGACGTCGGCCCAGACGGTCGCCAGCGTCGTCCACGCCTGCGCCCGCTCGCCGTACGCGTTCGTGGTCAGGGTCGCCCGCTCGATGAGGATGCGGGAATCCATGCGGCCGAACTTCATTGCAGCACCCGGTAGGGGCTGACCAGGGCGTCGATGCCCAGCTTCAGCCGCGTGGTGATGGTGCCGGTCACTTCCTCCACCCGGTTCTCGTACAGGTGCCCCACGATGAGGCGCACGGCCTGCAGAAGCGGCGTCGGGATGTCAGCCTCGGCGTAGCCCACCGTCATGTTCACGCGCACCCGGTTCAGCGCGTCGGTGTACAGGTCGGGCGGGCTTACCCACTGCAGCCTAGCGGGTTTCGTCTGCAGGTCGTAGTAGTATTTGCTCGCGTCGAGGGTCAGGAGCGTGTTTGCCGTCGACAGGTAGGTCACACTGCTGATGGAGGCCACCGGCCCGATGGGGATGCGAGTCGGGTAGAAGCTGTCCATGTAGCCCACCGCAGTCACGTCGCCCAGGCGCGTGTCCGTCATAGCCTCAACGTAGGTGATGGCCACCTGCCGCAGGGCGGTGATGTACGTGTCCTCGTCGGCGTGGTCCACGCGGAGGAACTCCTTAAGCGCCGCCACCGTCACGATGTCGTTGAGCACTGGCGCGCTGGTGATGGTCACTGTCATCATGGGCCGAAAATACAAAAGCCCGGGGGAGTGCCCCGGGCCTTTGCTATGTGCTCAGCTCTGCAGTTACGCTGCGTTAATGTCGATGATTTTCGAGAGAGCGCCAGCCTGACGCACATCGAAGTCAAAGAACCGGTTTACGTGCAGAACGATCTGCGCCGTGCCTGCTGCGCTGTACGGGTCAACCAAGAGGTCGATACCGCCGAAATAGGCGAGGATGCAGCCTTGCTGGAAGTTGCCGAAAAGCATCTGCCCTACGCCCGAAGAAGCATCGACGAGGTACGGGGTAGCCACTGCCGGGTAGCCGTTGAACGTGTTTGACGCCAAGTCGTACAGGGCAGACACCGACGCCACCTGCGCGAGGTTCTTCGCGAACTTGTAGGCCGACGGGCTCATAACATAGCGGGCTGCTGCGAGGTTGCCGCCAGCTGCAAGCACTGCCGATTCCATAGCCACTGCGATGGCAGCGGTCAGGGTCGTCGTGCCGTCCGTCGACTGGTTGTTGATGGTTGCACCATCCAACGTGTCGAACGCCGTCGTGTCGATGATAGCGTTCATTGCTGCCTGCAGTTCCTGTGCGATCACGAGGTCCACCGCGGCGCCGCCTTGGAGGAGCAGCTGCTTCGAGTAGGTCGTCTTTGCAGATGCGCGCTGCGGAGAGAGCGTGAG